ATGGCTGCCCATGATGCTGTCGATCCATCAGTTGTTAAGTATTTGCCACCATTACCAGTTTGGCTTGGAAGGCTTACTGGAGCTGCTGCCCAAGTGATTCCATTGGTGGCTGTAGAAGAAGCGGTAAGAAGATATCCATCTGCACCCACAGCAAGTCTGGCTGCTGTATCAGCAGCAGAGGCAACAATCAGATCACCCTTGGCATCAAAGATAGTTGCTTGGATTGCACTAGCAGCAGCGGCTGCTGAGTTAGCAGCAGAGGTAGCAGATGTGGCTGCTGACGATGCTGAAGTAGCAGCAGATGAAGCAGAGGTGCTTGCACTAGAAGCTGATGTAGATGCAGCCGTTGCAGAGTTTGCAGCAGATGTGGCACTTGTTGCAGCAGAACTTGCTGATGTTGCTGCATTAGCAGCGGAGGTTGCAGCATTAGATGCAATGGTTGAGATATTGATATAGGTCGATGTAGTCGTATCAGACTCAGTAATAGATCCCATATCACGGACAATGCCGGCACCAGTTAGACCAGTAATCGAGGTATAACTATTGGCTGCTGAAGTAGCAGAGGTGGCCGCAGATGAAGCCGATGTAGCGGCTGAAGATGCTGAGGTTGAAGCAGAGGATGCACTTGTGGCTGCTGCTGTGGCAGATGATGCTGCCGCAGTTGCTGAGTTAGCGGCTGATGTAGCCGAGGTCGCTGCGGAAGAAGTAGATCCAAATACTGTATCGATATAAGATTTAGGCACAGCATCTGTAGATGCTGATGGGGTTCCAAGATCAGTAATCTTGTTATTACCCATTGACAAGGCACCGGTCATTGAATCGCCGGCCTTAGAAACCTTGGTAGCAATACTGTTTGTTACTGTGGTTGAGAAGCTTGCATCATCATTGATTGCGGCAGCAAGTTCATTAAGGGTATCTAAAGCACCCGGAGCTGCATCAACAAGGTTAGATACCTGAGTATCTACATAAGCCTTGGTTGCAGCATCTGTATTAGCAGAAGGTGTACCAAGACCAGTTACCTTATAGCCACCAGCAGCAAGATCTGTAGCAAGGGTTGCACTAGATAAGTTCTTGGATGTCAGGGTGGATGCAACACCATCAAGGGTTACAGTACCTGAAGCATTAGGAAGAGTGATTGTTCGATCTGCCGTTGGATCGACAACAGTAAGTGTTGTCTCAAAGGCATCGGCTGTTGCACCTTCGAATACGATTCCTGACCCAAGGATTTCTGGAGAGGTTAACTTCTTGTTTGTAAGAGTCTGTGAGTCTGTATCACCTACAACATTGCCAGTAACACCATGGACTCCAGCAGTTGTTGGTGTTCCAGAAGAACCGATGTGAGCAGAGAACTCATTGAAGTCACGACCAGAGATAATGTGACGAACGGTTGCACCAGCAGAGTGGGCAACATTTGATGTGCCATCTTCACCACGAGTGACATTGAGGGTCGTTCCACCGCCAGAGGAACCAACCGTGATGATTTCTTCTTTGTTGGTATCTGGATCGATAACCAACGAGTAAGGATAGTTAGTTGGGAAGCCAGTCGTTAGATCCAGAGTAATCGATGTAACAACACCATCGATTGAGGATGATAGCGAGGCTTGCTTTGCCGTGGAGGCGTAGTATCGTGTTTGTGCCATTCGTTACCTCTTATAGTGGAGTCGGGGAGGATAAAGATCTCTTAGTCCTGCCGCTTCTTGCTGGAGTCTCTGTGTGTATAGACCCAAGTAGAAACGAGCAGTAGATGATCCAACGCCTACAGGCTTGGATTGGTCGAGCATATCTGCTTCGACAGATTGTGCATTGACTCGTGCAGCATCGACATTCATAAGTAGTCGAGCTATTGCACCGTATGTAATACAGTCAACTGCACTTGATGGGAAACCAGTAGCGGTCTCAAAGACATCGCTATCTGATGAAAGAGTAGATGGAGCCTTGGCGTAAACAACCTGAACAGTACGACCCGGATCAATAGAGTCAAAGATATTGATGGTCTTGCCATTGGCAAACTCAGTTGTATTGGCTACTTTGTCGAAATCATAACGCCGAACATTGAGCCATTCTTTAGTCGATCCAATGGTCTGCCACTTAACATCAAGGACATATTCAGCAGTTGCTGGCATTGAGTATGTGGTAACAGCAGAGTTGAAAGAGAATGTGTGAGTTCCTACTCCGAAGAGTTCCGGGTAGGAAGCCTGAATAGTGTCGTTGATTGACTGCTTAATCAATGCTCGTGGATACATAGGAGCAATAACTACCTTGGCATTATTAGCAGCAGAAGCTGCTGTGGTGCCACGGAATCCTCTACCCCATGGGGCAACAGTTACCGTCTTGGTTAGGTTATCGACCTTATCCACATAGATGAGTTCATCACCAATCTCGATAAGACCACGACCCATCTGGTTGGTTTCATTCACAATAAATGTGGTTGCAGATGATGTGATTCCAGCAGCCTGATTGATCCATGTGGCAGTCTCTTGTGCTGCTGCACCGCTTTGGATATTGAAGGCAACCTTGTCAATAAGTTGACCGAAAGTTGTTGACATTAGGATTCCCTAGCTCTTAGGGCAGCAGCAGGTGCCTTATCGGTTGTGCCACCAAGTTGATTACATACACCACGAAGATCTTTGTAGTTAGGTCTGGTGTTACCAGCCTTGACATTCAAGGCACCAACGACATCAAGACCAGTAGTGCCAGCCCAAGTGTTAGCAGCCAATGCATCATCTACATAATCTTGTAAAGTTGGATAAGTACCACCGTTAGCAAGACGATTAAGTTCTGCCGTAAATGTACTACCGTTAGTGCCTGTCGCCATTACTTACTCCCTCTCGATACTGCTGCGTTGTCTACAAGGTTTGGATACTTGCGACCAGCAGCCTTGGCACGAGCTTTAGCCTTTGCCTTTTGGGCAGGAGTTAGTTTGGTTGATTTCTTCTTAGGGTTCTTCTTATCCCAGAATGCTTTCTTCTTCACCATTTCACCTTATCTGCCCAATAGGCGGCTGACATTTTGCCCTTAGCAATGTTCTTTGCATGACGAGCCTTCCAAGCGGATTGTCGCTTCGTAGGCTTACGATCACCTGTTACACCCTGTTGACCAAAACGAATGGTCTTTACCTGTGAACCTTCTTTGGCTACGACCACATGAGACTTTGTTGGGTGAGACGGAGTTCTCTTTGGTTTGTTGTAGCCAGACACCCCGGCTTTTTTGAGCCGAGGATCTGCCTTACTCTTTTTGGCCGCCATGATTACTTCTTCTTTGACTTGGCTTTCTTGGCAATCGCTTTCTTGCCCTTCTTAGCTTCCATCATCTTTTCCTTCTTGGATTCCATCTTCTCACCCATTGCATAAGCCTTGGCTGCTTTCTTACCTTTGGCTGTATATGGGAACTTCTTGCTTCCGACCTTTGGCATTTACTTACCTCTCTGTGTGATGATCTTTATCTTTCCACCTGTATTGATATCAAACGAGGTAGAAATCTCGATTGCCTTGCGAGCCTCTGTGACTGCAAGTTTGGTATTCGTTTGGGAAAGTGTTGCTCGGGATAGAGATCCCAATGCATAGGATCCACCGGATCCAACTGCATAAACTCCTCGATCATCTCGACACCACGAGAAGTCATTATCTATTTGATAGATCTTTCCTCGAAGGCAGATGAGGGCATCGAATCCTGCATCTTCATTTGGCATACCGTCTTCCTTCTTTGGAGAAGGATCGTAGCCATAGTCGGCATAAGCCTGACGAAGTGATGGCAGAAGATCTGTCATCATAAACTTATCTAGGTTAACTACCTTTGGTAGTTTCGGTGGGATCCAACTGAAGTTGGCAATATCCCCAGCGATAGCATCGCCAGCAAAGGCGAAGACATACTCGCCTTTCTCAATAACTTTATCCATTCCAGTAGCCATAAACTTCTGGCCACCTGCAACCATTAGAGAATCCGCAGCTATAAGGCCCCAGCCTTTGCCTTGGATTCCCACGATGGTTGTCATTGTTAGTCCTTAAAACTATTAGTGTTGGCATCGAAGGCTTTACCAGCCATATTCGATAACTCAACAGCACCTCTGATATCTTTCATATTCGTTGTTGCTGGTTCAATACCTTGATCGATGGCTGACTTGTAGGCGTTGAGTTCATTATCCCAAGCCTTCTGAGACATTACTCGTTTGCTATTAGCATCACCTGTACTGATCTGTAACCCAGATGCCTTTAGGCATTCTCCCCAGTTAGCATGATCCTGAGTCGGGCAACCTGTCCTACACGGCATTATGACCTCAATACTAGAAATCCACTATGTGCTTCATCCGATGCTACATCGGCTTCCGCTTGAGTCTTTATTGTATAACCAAGTCCTACCAAAACATCCTTAACCGCTTCGCTAACGATGTGGCTTCTTCCGCCGAGGAATACATAATCGTAATCCTTGAGTTCATCCTCGGTTACTGCTCGAGATGTTGTGACTGTTGATCCATCGATCAATACTGCAACACCTCTTGGAGATACGACTCTCCTCCACCACTTGTCTCGTAGTGGAAAACCTTCCATCACTTGCGGTGGGTAAAAGGTGTAAGTAGCCATTTCTCTCCTTTGTAGAGAGGGGGTGAGTTGCCCCACCCCCTCAACTATTTAGCTCAGATTAAAGAGCAGATGCACCGGTCTCGAGACGGCAAACTGCTGCATCACGGAAGATGCCCCAGCCACCGAAATACTTCCAGCCGAGTGCTGACTTGCGGCGAAGGATGTCGATCTGAGGTGCAATGACGGTTTGTACATCATAGACATTAGCCTCAAGAAGAGCTTCCTTACCAACTGCAACAGCCTTGTAAACGGTTGCAGATGATGCACCTTCAGCAGCAGAAGGAACACGAGTTGTCTGAACAACTTGGAATCCTTCAAGAACACCGATGGTGCCAGTCAATAGGTTGCCAACATTCTCAGTTGTGTACTTGTGAATGTCAACGAATCCGCCTGAGCCAGTTTCTGCACGAAGATCGAAAGCCTGACGAGGGTGGATGAACAAGGTGTAGAGATCGCCAATGCGAGGCTG